AATTTTGCTACATCAAGATCGTTCACAACTTTAACTCAAGGCCCAGATTCGTTAACTGTAGCGGTAGCGATGCCGAATGCTACTGTATCAACTTCCGATATAGTTGTTGCCACACCGCTTACTGCGTCTTATGCAATGCCAGACGCTACCGTTGTAATAGCGGTAAACGACACGGTTTTAGCAGACTCTTTAACTGGGGTAATAGCTATTGAGAATGTTACGGTTGCTGTCCAGATTGGAGCTTTAGTTTCTGCGACTCCTTTAACAGCGTCTCTGAGTTTACAGAATGCTACTGTGTCTGCCAGCGATATTGCTCTTGCTACTTCTTTAGCATCAATTCTGGCAATTCCAAACGTAACCATTGTTGCCGTAAAGTCTAATACGTTTGTCGCTGATCCATTAACCTTAACTGGCGCTATACAAAACGTAACCGTAGTAAATGGTTTAGGGGATACTGTTGCTGTTGATTCATTGGCCTCAGTATTCGCCATAAACACACACACGGTTCTCGCTGTGAAAAATGTGGCTTTCTCAGCTACCTCTTTATCAACAGTTCTTGCGATCCAGAACCCAGAAATTTCCACAGTAGGAAATGTATTGGTTAGCACAACACCTGTTACCGCTTCATTGGCATTTCAGAATGTAGCTGTTTCTGGAAAAGGGAATGTTTCAGCGACATCATTAAATACCTTAGTCGCAATAGTATCCCCATCAGTTCTACCTGTTAAAAACGTTGCATTCTCAGCTAACTCGCTGGAAATCTTCGATGAACTGAATAATGTGACTGTAGCCACTACTTCATCGGTAGCAGTTCTGGCAAGCGAACTGGTTTATGATACACATTTAGAAGATGTTGCTGTCGAGTTCAACGGCAATATGAATGTGCCAGTTATCGAGTTCTTTATGACGCTTGCGATGCCAGTTGCATCAGTTCTAGCGATCAAGAACGTTTCGTTACCAGTTCAATCCCTTTCATTGGTTGGGCAGTTGCAAAATGTGACGGTAGCAACCGTTGTGGATGTAGTTGCATCAGCTACTCCGATACCAGTTCTGGTCGGCTCTCCAAACGTGACAGTTCAAGCAATCAAGAACGTTTCGGTTAGTGTTGGAGCATTGGAAGTTTTACTGGTAGCTCAGGTAGCAACCGTATCAACAGCTGATGAGGCGAATGTTGCTGTAGCGCAAATTCCTATAACGGTATTGATACCAATATCGACGGTAAGAATCAGCACTGCATTTAACGCTACGCCTTTAAACTGCGCAATATCATTGCCAGAAGCAAAGGTTTCGAAAGTAGTAGAGGTACAGGTAGGCAGTCTGGAGTTTAACCAAACCCTTTTAGATGTAGTTATAAGTTCGTCATCTCAAGTTCAAGTCAATACACTCAATAGTGGATTATTCTTGAATGATGTTGATGTAGACTTTGACACTCTTATTTTCGCTACAGCGATCGGTCTTTCCTATAGTTTATTGCCAGTTGGAATAAATAGGGTTTACACTGAGCTTGGGGTCTATAGATCGGCTATTAGAAATGTAAGTGCAGAATCGAGAATACGAGATTTAAGCAAAGAATCTCAAATAATGGACATAAGCAAAGAGTCTCAAATAAGAGATGTAAATTCAAAATCAAAAATAAACTTTGACATCAGGAACAATTAACTTATAATTAAGTCATGATAGTAGGATCAACAGACCAGAAGTTTACAGTGGATGTAATGAAGGACATCTCGAGCGCTCAATCAGCCGAGATCAAGTTCATTAAACCAGATAATACCAACGGGTATTTCAGCGCCACTATCGTTGATGATGTAAACGGGATTATAGAGTATGCTGTACAAAATGTTTCAGACATAGATATGGCTGGAGATTGGATATTCTGGGCTAAAATCAGCTACACTGACGGAAGCGTTGGGTATGGTGAGCCTTTTGTCGTAACCGCAAAAAATCAAGGTCAACTATGATCAACACGTTGTCTCTGGGGTACTTTACCGTAAAGGAAAAGTTAACTCTGGCTTTTCTCTCGTTTTCACTTGGTCTACCGATCCTTACCTTCATTGAGCGCTATGTATTCAATGATTGGGATGTGCTTATAAGCGTCTCGATCCTAATGCTTACAGATACACTGTTCGGGCTAATTGCATCCATAAAAAGCTCTACGTTTTCAGCGACAAAGGGGATGTCAATGATCTTTATCAAGATCGCTACAATGGCTGGAATACTAGTTTGCCTAGGAACGATTGCTCTCTCTAACGCTGGAAACAACGCTTTATTTGGAGAGGTCTTCAAAAACGGTTGCTACTCAGTGCTGATCGTGTTTGAAGCTATCTCCGTTCTGAAAAACATTTACAAGGTCAAGCAGTATCAATCTATAAAAAGCATTCTTGAAAAAGTAAAAAATCTGATCAAATGAGGGTATCTGATTTATTCGACTTAGAGGATTTCATGTCCAAAGATGGTGGTAACTTCACTCAGGAAGCCTTGGACAATATTCCGCTTGTTGCAGAACAGCTTGACTACATTTCCTCTCACTTTGGGAAAAAGGTGGAGATCAACTCAGCGTTTAGAACGGAAGCCCACAACAAGAAAATTGGCGGTGAGAAAAATAGCTATCACCTTAAAGGTATGGCTGTTGACATCTGGATAGACGGAGTTGCCCCAAGAGTTCTTAAAGGTCAGCTAGAAATGATGATGAACGCTGGAAAGATATTGAAGGGAGGAGTCGGGCTGTATGACACCTTTGTTCATTATGACATAAGAGGGTTTTATGCTTCTTGGGATAAACGAAAAAATAAGACAACATGAAAGAGGTTTTAGAAAGAGTGAAAATAGGGCTACAGTCCCTTTTCGGTAGCCTAATAGGCACACTGCTTAAAAGAGGAACCGCATCAATTAAGGCGGTAAATGTTTTCAAGAATGCTGTTGAAGACCCAGCTGTAAACTTTATTGTGGCATTAACCCCCACAAAAGCTGACGACATACTTCTTAAAAAAGCAAAGCAGGTTTTACCAGATGTTCTGACCACAATGACCGTATCGCTCGGCATTCTATCAATGGCTGATGCTGGCGATGATCCTAAAAAGATTTCTGCATGGGTAGCAAAGTATTTAAGAGAGAACGCTACCGATACTGGCCGTGCTATATTTTATAGAGAGCTGAACGGGTTGGTCTACGAGGCTTTAATGAATGACAACAGGGTTACTTCTGGCGAGTATGTCGCTATCGGGCAATTCCTGTTTAAAAGATGGCTATAAAACTTCCATCATCCCCATTCTCAGGCTCGTTTTTCAGCAAGAGGAAAGACATTAAGCACAGGGTAACTCTTGTGCTTAATTTGCATAAGATCATCTCTCTGTTCAAAAAAAAAGCCCCTAAGTAGGGGCTGGGGTGAGAAACAACTAAAACGGAAGATCGTCATGATCAATTTTTTCAATTATAGCCATTCCTATTGAGAGTGGCATCGTGCCTTTTTCTACAATTACCTTAATGTCATCAACTGAGGACTCTCTAACGTTCAGAACCTTTATAGCTCGATTCAAGCTGGTGTAGGCAGTTTTCTTGCCTTTGATCGAAACAAGATAGAGCATCAGTTTTTCTTTATCGAGAATGAGTCTCCAACCTTAACTCCGTCGAAAGCATCAAGCGAATGAACACTCATTCTGACACAGGGCTGGTACTTGAATGGTGGGTTTGTGCATTCCCAGTGAACTTTAAAGGAGTTGCTTTTCCCGTCAATCGAAACCACTGTTCCAGTTGTTTCCACCATAAAAGACTCTTGAATTTTGCCTTGGTAGACTGAACAGCTGAACGAAGACAACAAAGCGAGCGCAATCAGTATTTTTCTCATTTTGATCAGATAATATATTGTAGGCCATTAAAATAATATACAAAATTACAATAATCAAATTTTTGGGTGAAAAACTTTGCAGAAGTGATAACAAACCTTTTATATTCAAACATGGATGACATTCTGTATAAGCATACCAGCCAAGGCGTCAAAGCCTTAGACGATAATGAGTACATTGTCGAGGCTTATGCCAATGTGTACGGCAACGAGGATAGTGATGGAGACATCTCTGGTCTAGGGTCTTTCAAAAGGACTATAAACAACAACGGTAAACGTGTAAAGGTCTACAAGGATCACATTAGCACAATCACCCTTGGGGTTCCGATGAAGATCGACGCAGAAGACCCATTCGGTCTATTCACCGTCACCAAGTTCAATAAGGAGAAAGAGGTTTCCAGAGACATGTATTCTGACTTGAAACTTCTTCAACAGCACGGCCTTACAGCTGAGCTTTCCATTGGTTACTGGGTTATGTCTAGGGACGCTAAAAATCCCCAAGTTATTACTGAGTATAAGCTAATGGAATACTCTTTCTTGAGTTCTTGGGGAGCCAACGAGTTGACTAGGGTTACTGGCATTAAGTCAATGACCAAATCGGCAAACGGAGTCATCGAATTTCTAGTCAAGATGTATAATCTGAACTATTCAGACCCAAGACTTAGAAATGTTGAAAAAGCACTAGAATCACTCGCTAAAGACCCGTCTGATCCAGACACTCTTCTCAGCGACCCGATCGACAATAAAAGTATCATCAAAGCACTTAACGAACCACTTGAAAAATGGCTAACGAACTGGAGTTAAAAGAAGTTAAAGACTTCTTGGAAGAAAAATTAGGCGTTGTATCCTCTAAATTCGACGAGAAGAGAAACGAGGACAAGCAAGCCTTCGAGCAAAAGGTAATCGGCGCTGTAGCTGACCTTAAAAAAGAAATGCAAAAGGAGTTCGACGACACTATCGTTGAGCTTGAGGCTAAGTTCAAAAAGAATGAGAACAAGTCTGTTCTATCTTTCGAGCAAGCCTTTAAAAAGTCTTTGGAAGACCAGAAGGACGAGATCGTATCAGCTGTTAAGAATGCGAGAAGCGGACAGAAGTCAGCTATCGAACTTAAAGCATTTGATTTCTCTGATTTCACTGGTTACGGAGATTGGGCAACTGAATTTTCTAGCCGAGTAATCGAGAGAAAATACGAAGCATTCAACTACCGTTCCGTACTTGGAATCGGAAGAATGTCTGGTGAATTTGTGAAGTATCCAAAAGAACTTGCTACCGTAGGTGGTGCTGGTGTATGGACTCACGGTTCTGGAGCTAAGCCAGAAATCGAGCCTAAGTTGAGCGTTTACACAGCTGAGGCTGAGTGGATCGCTGGTTTGATCAAAGAAGTTCCAGTTGCGATGGTTGAAGACATCCCATTCATGAACTCTTTCTTGGGCCAGAAGTCCAGAAACGAGCTTATGAAAGCTGAGAACTTGGCTCTTCAGAACGGTTCTGGAGGCATCAGCGGTTTGTTGCAGGAAGCAGTTCTTTACAACGGTTCTAAGACCGTGTTTGTAGAGAAGTTGATCGACTCTGCAATGAGACAAATTGCTGTAGCTGGCGGTGGTCAGTTTGGAGTGACTGCGATCATCTTGTCAAACTCTGACTACACAGACATCCTTATCAATAAGGCTTCTGGTTCTGGAGAGTACGATCTTCCATCTGTCGTAGGTATCAGACCTGACGGAACCCTTTCTATCGCTGGTATCCCAGTTTATGCAACTGGCTACTTGGCTACTGGTCAGGGCTTGATCGGGGACTTCAGAGAGGCACAGCTTCTTGTGAGATCAAATCCAGTATTGAGAGTGTTCGATCAGAACGCTGACAACGCTGAGAAGAACCTTCTATTGATGCGTATCGAGGAAAGAATCGCTTTGGCGGTTTACAACCAGAACGCATTCGTGAAGTTGGCCGCCCACAGCTAATTAAATAGTTTTCTCATAGATCGACCAAAAGGGGGGAGTTGTAATGCTTCCCCTTTTTTTTATATCTTTAGCTATGGCTAGATTCGATGAAAATGAAGATGTTCTGTTTACCCCCAGTGTGGAGTATAAGAACATGGGATTTATGTATGAGATAGTTGACGAGAGCGACTACATTGAACCAGTGACTACACAGGAGTTCAAGGATTTTGCCGACATTGATTACAGCACTGATGACAAGATGCTGTTACCTATGTTGAAAAGAGCAAGACTCCAGACTGAGCGATTTCTGAAAAGGAGTCTTGGGGTTAGAACTGTTCGCTTTTCTGCTATCGAGTGCAAGCCTTACACTAGGCTTCAATGGGTTCCTGTAGACAGTGTTATAACCTCTGGGGTAATCATAAAGAACGAGTATTTGGTAGAGGGAGGGAAAGACATCGAGGTTGAGTTTATTACAAACGCTTCCTTCATGAATCAGGATATAAAGTTTGCCATCCTTACTCTGGCTACTGACATTTATTCAAACAGAGACAGGTTCCTGAGCAGGTATCGGGAAACTGGACAACTTGTGGATAAGTGGAAAGACGCTCTTAAACCTTACAGACAATTAGTTTTCCCATGATCTCAAGAGAGAAGATACAGTTTTACAGAGATGTTCTGACCAAGGATGGGGCTGGTGGAAATACTGTGTCTGAAGTCTTGGTTTGGGCGCCTCCGTCTGCGGAAGTTCGTCCGATAAACATGTCGTCAAACCTTATTGCATCAAACCCAAGCATGAAGACTCTTTACGAGGTTTCCTGTAGATACAATCCAGAAATAGAGATTCTGGAGGGGGATAAGATCAAATGGAGGGGATTTGTGATGATTGCGCTAAAGCCAATACCAGATAGGGTTAACAGGAAGATGAAAATCACCGCCTACGCTGAAACCAACACAACCGCCAGATAGCCATGAACGTAGTGATCAAGAATAATTACAGCACAGGGTTTCTGACTCGGATTGTACAGGATAAGTGCGAGGAGGCTCTTGAGAAGTACCATCGGGACACACTGGCTGAAGTCAGGAGAAAAGCACCGTTTAAAACTGGAAGATTGTCTAATAGTTTTGACGGGGTTTTAAATAAAGCTAAGCTAGAGTCTCAGGTCGGTTCAGATTTGAAATATGCGCCATACTCTGAGTTTGGAACAATAAACGAGTTTGATCAAGGATACTCATCTTCAATGGGTGTTTCTCAGTATGCTTACTCGTTTAAAGTTGGAACCAAGGCTACTGGTGGAACTCCTGCTAGAAAATACTTCTTTAGCTCAATAAGGAAGAATTTTCTTCTTATGTTGGAAGACTTAAAAAATAGACTCAATGACAGTAAATGAGTTCGTTGTAAGGAAGTACACAGAGCTTGTAGAAGACGCTGGGCTTACCATTTATACAGCTGGTGCAGTTCCCCCTAACCAAACGTTTCCATACGTTGTTATCACAGAGGTTCAGGTAAGTCAAAGACTTGTGACTCCTTACAAGCAATGGGTGGTGTTCGGAACTCTTGAGGTGGTCACTGGAGGTAAATCTCCCGTTGGATGGTTAGAGAGTCTTCAGCTGTCCGAACAGGTTGACCAAGCTATCAACGATGGTACTCAACATAAGAGCAATGGCTACATCATGCACTCTACTTATCAGCAGAACTCCTTGACTTTACCAGAGGAAGGGGACTTCGGATATGTGTACCGAAATATCATTAGCTACATTCATCAGGTATCTATTGTAACTTGAAAAAAATTGTATATTGCATCTAACTAAAACAGAACTAAAATGGCAGATTCATTTATAGCATCAGAGGTGCTAATCTTAGAAGCCAATATGGGAACGACTGTTACTCCTAGCTGGAAAAAGATCGTTTGCCTTTCAGAGAAATCATTCAATGGCTCGACCTCATCAACCGATATTGTAACCGACTGTAATGACGGTTTTACCAATCCTCAACCAAGCAAGAAGTCTTGGAACATCTCTTTCAGTGGCTATGCGTCTACAGACCCATCGGCTAACGAAGGAAGCTACGAGACTGTCTACCAGCTTTGGGATTTGAGGACAGTTACCGAGTTCAGAATCAGAAACGCTTCCAACACCTACTACAGAGCAGGTAGAGGCTGGATTTCTGATGTAAGTGAACCATCTTCCGCAGGTGATTATCTGCAATTCTCAGGGACTATCACTGGAAACGGTGCTGTCGCTACATCGGGTTCTTAATTACTCTCAACCTATAATTAAAGCCTCAGATCGAAGGGATTTACCTCTTCGGCTCTGAGGCTATGCTTTTTATGAAAAGGCGGTTCAACAATTTCGCTAGGCAGGAAATAGCCAAGTTTATCATGGGAGGCCCATCACCAATGCCACATCCAAGACAGTTCTCCGAAGCTGTTGAAAGGATGAGGAATGAAGACTTGACCTCTTTAATGATCATTCTTGCTTATTGTGGCTATCTAGGATATTGCTACGAGAAAGATATTGAGCCATCCCTGACGATTGAACAAGTTTCCATACATGTGAACGCAGACGAAGCCTCTTCAATATGGATGGATTTTTTAGAAGCAGAGGGTATGTTTCTGGAGTTCTCAGAAAGAAAGATGGATACCAGTGGGGGAGATGTCAGATATGAGGACATCCTGAGTTTCGCATTCGGAGAAATAGGGTTGATGCCTTGGCAATTCTACCGAATGACTATGGCTGAGTACGGGTTAATGTGCAACGGGTACTTCTTTAAAAGATGGCGCCCGAATGAGTTGACTAGACTAATTCTCTACGCTATAGCAAAAGTATTTAAAGGCAAGAAGGAAACCATTGGAAACATTGAGTCATTCATGCCACTACCGACTGACAAAGCTAGTGCAAAAACCCTTGATAACGAGCAGATTAAGAGGATGTGGGCAGTGGCTAAAAATATGTAATAAAAAAATGTATATTGAGATATGAAAATCTACAACTTTCACACAAGGGACGGCAAAGATATAAGTTTAGCATTCAACTCAGCTATTTTTATGGCTGTAAAGATGAAGCACGGCCTCATACTCGATCAGGAAGTAATGAAAAACCCTTATAATCAACCAGTTCTGACAACTGTGATTACTAAGATGCATGAGAAGGCATGCCAATTAAAAGGTCAAGAGCCTCAATTTTCAGAGGAGGAGATCAAGAATAGCCTTGATAT